ATGGCAGGAATAGAGAACGCAGATGATATCTATGAAATTGACCCACAGTTTTTTAGACCCTGTGAAGTAGATTATCTATGTGGCGACAGCACCAAAGCCCGCAGGGATTTGGGTTGGGAACAGGAGTATTCTTTTGAGAAACTCGTCGAAGACATGCTACGCCATGACTGTGGAGGCAGGGCCGACCTTGTGAAGTCTGCCAGTGCTTGCACTGGTGGTACAAGTAAGAAGTGCTGTCGTTCTACGAACAATACTAGAGAAAAATTTGACCAACAGTCAAAAGATGGCTTTGGCTTCTATACGGGTAAATAGTGTGAGAAATTATCAAGACCCAGTATATAAGGAATGGAGAAAAAAAGTTTATTCACGGGACAAATACTGTTGTAGGTGGCCCGGATGCAATAAAAGAAAAGGGCTGCAAGCCCACCATATTATGAAATGGAGTGATTATCCCGGTCTCCGATATGAAGTAGGAAACGGCATCACTTTATGTAAACAACACCACAAAATGGTAACTGGCAATGAAGACGGTTACGCAAGCAGTTTTTTAAGGATACTCGCAAATGATAGATTACAGTAACTTTCACATTATAGTAGACACAAGAGAACAACAGCCGTGGGACTTTGGCACACTTAGCCAGAGCGTAGGCAAATTGGATACTGGTGATTATAGTTTGCGTGGCTTAGAGGAACTGTTTTGTATAGAAAGAAAAATGAGTGTGAGCGAAGTAGCCAACAATATAGTGGAAAAAAGGTGGAAGGACGTTGTGAAAAGACTAGAGAGTTATCAATACCCCTTTCTGCTTTGCGAATTTAGCCTCTTAGACATTTATAGATATCCAGAGGGTAGTGGCCTGCCTCGACGCATGTGGGACAAACTGAGGGTCAAGGGCGGCTTTATAATGAAGAATATAATGGAGATGCAGATTAAACATGGAATACACGTTGTGTTTTGTGGAGATGCAGAAAATGCCAATAAACTAGCACTAGGTCTCATGAGGAAGATATATGAACTCCACGGACAACCCTAAGATATATGATGATGCTTGGCTAGGGCTAGGTGATCTTAGCAAAATAGAGACACCCGATAATCCTATGATTAATCGGAGCGAATATGATATTGAACACCCTGATCTGCATTTGTTACGTCTTATCGCTAGTCCAAGGAACTTGGGAAGCACATGCAAAATGTTGTTTGGAATTGAACTTCATCCGATCCAGATCGCAATCTTACAAGAGTTTTGGACACGACCGTTTCCAATGTTTATAGCAAGTCGTGGTTTCGGTAAAAGTTTCTTGATGAGTCTCTACTGTATTCTCAAGTGTACCTTTATGCCGGGAACGAAGATTGTGGTTGTTGGTGCTGGTTTTCGTCAGAGTAAGATTCTGTTTGAGTACATGGATACAATATGGAGAAGCAGTCCCATCTTGCGAAACATTTTCAGTGGCAACAATGATGGTCCGCGTCGTGATGTTGACAGATGTACGCTACGATTGGGTGATTCATGGACTATTGCGATTCCTATGGGTGACGGAAGCAAGATTCGAGGTTTGAGAGCCCACATTATCATCGCAGACGAGTTCGCATCAATGAGTCCTGAAGTCTATGAGACAGTAGTAGCAGGTTTTGCTGCGGTAAGTGCCTCTCCTATACAGAACGTAAAAGCAGAAGCCAAGAAAAAGGCAATGAAAGAGGCAGGTCTTTGGCTACCAGAAATGGATGAGATTAACGTGAAGATGGGAAATCAAGCCATCATTAGCGGAACAGCCGATTACGGCTTTAAGCATTTTGCATCATACTGGAAACGATACAAAGCCATTGTGCAGAGCAAAGGCGAAAAGTTTAAACTAGAGGAAATCTTCAAAGGCGAGGTTCCAGAAAACTTTAACTGGAAGGATTATAGTGTCATAAGAATCCCGTATGACCTCATCCCGAAGGGTTTTATGGACGACAAACAGATCGCCCGAGCCAGAGCAACGATCCATACTGGCATCTACAACATGGAGTACGCGGCCTGCTTTACGGACGACAGTGATGGATTTTTCAAACGTAGCCTTATAGAGAGTTGTGTGTCAAACCCGGAAAAGCCAGTTGTCATCAATGAAAAGCCGATTGTATTTGAAGCAACTACACAAGGCAATCCTGACTTGCAATACATTTATGGTATTGACCCTGCTTCGGAGAAAGATAATTTCTGTATCGTTGTACTGGAACTACATCCCGACCACACAAGGATTGTTCATGTATGGACTACCAACCGTTCTAATTTTAAAGACAGACAAAAAACAGGACTTGTAGATGAACATGACTTCTATGGGTTTTGTGCTAGGAAAATACGAAACCTTATGAAAGTATTTCCTCCAGTGCGTATTGGCCTAGATGCCCAAGGAGGTGGAGTAGCCATTGAAGAAGCATTACATGATCCCGGTAAACTAGAAAAGGGAGAACAACTAATTTGGCCCGTTATAGATTATGATTCAAAAAAAGGCAAGGATACAGATAGTCAGGCAGGTCTACACATACTAGAATTGTGTCAGTTCGCTAGAGCAGATTGGACGGCACAGGCAAATCACGGCCTAAGAAAGGACTTTGAGGATAAGTTACTATTGTTTCCTGCTTTCGATCAACTGACTTTAGGGTTAACCATGCAAGGAGAAGGTCAAGATATTCTAGAAGCCGATCTGTCCAAGAATCTTTATGACAACAAGACCGAGTGCATCTTAGAGATTGAGGAACTAAAGAATGAATTGACCACTATAGTTATGTCGCAGACTAGCACCAGTTCTGGAGCCAGAGACAGATGGGACACGCCAGAAGTAAAACTAGACACTGGAAAGAAAGGCAGACTACGAAAAGATAGATACAGTTCGCTAGTTATGGCAAATATGCTGGCTAGGCAGATTAATCGACAATTAGCACCCGTTAATTACGATGTTATAGGAGGAAACGCAAGCAATATACACAAAGAAAGAAAAGGCGATATGTACCTCGGCCCTGAATGGTTTACCAAAGGTGGAGGAAATGAAGATTTTTATGGAGGGATTTACAGATAGTTGTGTATTTACACTTAATAGGATTACATTACCATTACAATAGAATTACATTATGAGCAAAAAGAAAAGCCCAAGCGAATCAATCAACGATGCCAATATGGTTCCTGAAGAGGCATATGTCACATGGGGCGACGATCTGGCTAGCAAAAACTCAGCACTTACGGAGTCTAGCAAGGCTTTAGATGAATATGGCTTGGTGCATTCAGCACACGGTCATTACATGCCACAGCAAAATCGTTACAATAATGATTTTAGCAATCTAACTCCTGATGGTACAGGTAGTCGTCCGGGCCTAACAAAGCAAGCCTATAACTGGTTTAGACCAAATGAGGCTGTGCCTCTTCAAATTAAACCCATCATTAAAAAAGCAGAGGAGGTTTATCAGAAAGTAGGACTAGTCAAAAACGTAGTTGATCTGATGGGAGACTTTGGCAGTCAAGGAATTAGAATTGTACACAAAGACCAAAAGACACAAACATTTTTTAGGAACTGGTTTAAAAAAGTAAATGGTAAAGATCGTAGCGAAAGATTTTTAAACAACCTATATAAAACCGGCAATGTTGTCATCACGAGACAAACAGCAAAACTCACTCCCGGTGCTGCAAAGAAAATGTATAAGGCTGTCTCTGATGCGAACTACAGAGTAAGTGATCCTTACGATATGAAAATAGGCAAACGGGAAGTGCCTTGGGTTTATACTTTTATTGATCCTTTCTATGTTGACGTAGTTGGAGGTGCTCTTGCCTCTTTTACTCAAAACAGAAGATATGAAATCAACATGCCTAGTTATCTTCGCAAGGTTATTCTTTCTCCTAAGACAGACGCAGAAAAAGCAATCGTAGAAAGTCTACCAATAGACATTCTTAATGCAGCAAAACAAAGAAAGAAATATCCACTAGACCCAGAAAAAACTATTGTTCATTACTACAAGAAAGACGATTGGCAAGCATGGGCTTATCCAATGGTTTATGCTGTGATGGACGATATCATGGTAATGGAAAAATTAAAACTTGCAGATATGGCAGCACTTGACGGTGCTATCAGTAACATTCGTATATTTAAAATTGGTAATCTAGAACACAAGATTGCCCCTACTAAAGCAGCCGCTTCAAAGTTAGCATCTATTCTAGGTAATAACGTAGGTGGTGGTACAATGGATTTGGTATGGGGTCCAGATATTGAATTAATTGAAAGTAAAACAAACGTACATCAGTTTCTAGGTGAAGGCAAATATACTCCTCATCTTAACGCTATCTATGCGGGACTAGGTATTCCACCTACCCTTACTGGAACTTATGGGGCTGCTGGTACTACGAATAATTTTATCAGTTTAAAAACTTTGACACAACGCCTAGAGTATGGTCGTGATGTGCTTACAGAGTTTTGGAATAAAGAAATGACAATCGTTCAACAGGCGATGGGTTTCAAAGAACCAGCCATGCTAGAGTTTGATCGTATGGATTTATCGAATGAAGAGAGTGAGAAGGCTCTCTTGGTGCAACTTGCTGACAGAAACTTAATTAGCGAAGAACTATTGCAAACTCGTTTCGATATGAATCCTGACATGGAAAAATATAGAATAGACAAAGAAACTAAAGCGAGAGAGAAAGGTAAGATGGCAGATAAAGCAGGACCATTCCACAATCCGCAAAGCGAAGAAAATTTGAAGAAAATTGCATTGCAAACAGGTTTAGCGACTCCAAGTGAAGTAGGTTTGGAACTGAAGCCAAAGAAAGAAGGAGAAAAGACGATCATTGAAATGAAGCCAAGCCCATCTTCGAAGAAGGCAGAAGATGTTCCTACATCTTTGCCAAAAGCCGATCCGGGCAGACCTACTAACTCTCCAGATTCTACGCCTGTAAGGAAACAAAAAACATTTAAACCTAGACAAGGTGCAGGTCTTACAATATGGGCCGTAAACGCACAAGAACAAATTAGTAAAATAATTAATCCGGTAATGCTTGAGTACTACGAGAAGAAAACTTTAAGATCATTGTCTAGCCTACAAGGTCAAGAAATCGAAGATATTAAGACGCAGGTTCTTTTCAAGTTGGAACCATTCTGTACAATAGATAACGATCTCGTTATCGAAAAAATATCAGAAAATGCAAAAAGTTCGATTATGACCAATTATAGTGTATGGTTAAGAGAGTTGGCATTAGACCTTGGTAGAGAATTAAATGTTGATGATCGTACCCAAGCGAAGGCATCATACTACGCGAACCTAAAAGGCGAATAAATATGGATATCTACAAAGACGAATTAAAAGACGGTTTGGCAGACAAAATATTGGCTAGTCAGTTTGTAACGATTGCATCAGCCGCAGAACCATGCAACAAATCGAAACTGAAAGAAGACCTAAGAGATAAAAAGGCTATTGCAGCATACGACGATGCTGACCTTTATTACGTTCAGTCAATAATGGTTACATCCAACTGGAATCGAAATGATGACGTATTTGACCATCTTGAAGTATGGAAGGCTAGAAAAAGCCCCGAACACAAACCCACAAATCTAGAACATGATGAGGCCACAATAATCGGTCATATTACATCAAACTGGCCTATTGATGATAATGGCAAAAGCCTAGCAGAAGATTTATCTGACGAGGATGTGCCAAAGAAATTTCATATTCTGACAGGATCGGTAATCTACAGAGCATTTACTGACCCAGAACTTATGGAAAGAGCAAACAAACTTATTGCGGAAATTGAAGATGGTACAAAATATGTGAGTATGGAGTGCTATTTCAAGAGTTTTGATTATGGACTAATTGATAAAACTACCGGAGATTATAAGGTTTTAGCCCGTGATGATGGTTCTTCTTACTTGACTCGACATCTTCGTGCATACGGAGGTACTGGTGAATTTGAGAATTACAAAATCGGTAGAGTTTTGAAGAATATTACTTTTAGCGGCAAGGGTTTTGTTAATAAACCAGCCAATCCTGAAAGTATCATATTCACAAAAGAAAATATTGACAAAATTTTTGATCAAAAAAATGACGATTTATCAAATTCAGGTGTAGTAACAAGTACGTTAACTTCTACGGAGAACGAAATCATGAGTGAAAATGCAGAGTTACAACAAGATGTTGCGGAGATCAAAGACAGCCTTGCGGCTGTTGCTTCGACAGTTGAAGAGGCCAAGGTATCCGCAGAAGAACTAAAAACCATTAACCAAGAATTAGAGGTAAAAATGAGCGAACTACAAGCAGAGGCCGAGATGGTCAAAGACGAAAAAGAGAAGATGAAGAAAGAAAAGGAAGAAGCAAAGAAGGATTATGTAAAATCTTCTGAAGAACTTGAGGCTCTCAAGGCTGCTTTTGCAGAACTCGAAGAAACCCTCGCAGGCGTTAAGAAAGAAATGGCTGAGAAAGAAAAGATGGAAGCCGAGAAAAAGGCCAAATCTGAAGAAATCGAAGCAGAACTTGTCGCCGCTAAAGAAACAATCGCAAGTTACGAAGCAGAAAAGGCTGAAGCAGCCCGTCTTGAAAGAGTTGCTGCTCGTACCGCTGCATTGGTTGACGCTGGTGTTGATGAAGAATCCGCAGCAGCAACCGTTGAGAAATTTACTGAACTTGATGATGAATCCTTTGAGGCTATTGTTAGTCTAGCCGCACTCACTAAGAAGCCTCACACTGGTAAGGCTCCTGTTGAGAACGATAAAGACAACACTCCGGTAAAGACGGTTAAGGCTGAAGAAGAAATCGAAGAGACAGAAGAGGCTGAAGAAGCACAAGCAACCGAAGCCGACATTGAATCTTTGGAAGAGGCAGAAGTCGAAGCAACACCTGATGTTACTGTCGGCTCAGACGCTTCCGAAGAGGACGAAATTTCAACTGTTCGTGCTGAGTTGGTTGAATTTGTAAGTGCTAGACTTAACAACAAATAACTTTTTAACCTTTAAAGGGAGACTATAAGATGGCTTTAAAACCAGATCGTATCGAGATTTACACAGATATCTCATTTTTCATGAACACCGTTGCCGAGCGTGGTGGCGTTGTTTCCGTTGTAACAAGCGGTTCAGGCGTATCAATGGATGACGCTAACGCCGTAGTTGAATATGCTGACGCTGCAAGCGGTAGTGCTGCACTTGGCGTACTTCTTTGTGATGTTGTTGACAAAGACCTCACCAAGTGTCACATTAACTGGCATAAGGACGAGATGCAGGTAGGTGGTAAAGTCACTCTCCTTCGTCGCGGTCAATGTACCACTAATATGGTTGATGGTGATCCATCAGCAGGCGACAAGGCTTATGTCGGAGTTTCCGGCCTAGTCTCAGTAACCGAAGGTGGTCAACACATCGGTCAATGGCTCAGTGCCAAAGACGAAGATGGCTTTGCTAAATTATCCGTTACCGTTCACTAAATTAAATTAATACTTAAAGGGAGATTTTAATTATGTCAGATGTTCAAACTAAAGTTTTCGAACCAACACCAGAATTGACCGATCTTTTGATCCGTTCTGGTTCGGTAAACAAAGAGGTTTCAGTAGCCGCTAGTGCAGAATTTGCAAAGGCTCTTGAACAACCTCTTCGTCAAGGTGTCCTTAGTGGCAACATTCTCGATGGTATTTTTGAGCCAATTCGTTTGGCCCAAAGTGCTACTCCAGAATTTCCACTTGATTTTCTTTCCCCCGGCACTGAAAAGGACTTCGTTGCGTATACGATTCCTAATCACGGCTATATTCCAGAACGACATGTCGAAGGCGACTATGTCATGGTTCCTACTTTTGATATCGGTTCTTCAATCGATTATCTTTTAAAGTATGCCCGTGATGCTCGTTGGGACGTAGTTGGTCGTGCAATGGAAGTTCTCGAAGCATCTTTCGTCAAGAAGATGAATGACGATGGTTGGCACACCATCCTTGCTGCTGGCGTTGATCGTAACATTGTTGTTTACGACAGTGACGCTGCAACAGGTCAGTTCACCAAGCGTCTTGTCAGTCTCATGAAGACTGTCATGCGTCGTAATGGTGGCGGTAACAGTGCTTCTAACAACCGTGGTCAGTTGACTGACCTTTACGTTTCACCAGAGGCTATGGAAGATATTCGCAACTGGGGAGTTGATCAAGTTGATGAACTTACTCGTCGTGAAATCTACGTTGCTTCTGACAACGCTGGTGTTCTTAATCGTGTCTTTGGAATTAATCTCCATGATCTCGATGAACTCGGTGTTGGTCAAGAGTATCAGTTGTTCTACGAAAACGTCCTTAATGGCACAATGCCAGCAGGCGACGTAGAAATTTGCGTTGGTCTTGACCTTCGCAAGCGTGATTCCTTCATTATGCCAATTCGTCAAGAAGTTCAAATCTTCGAAGATGATGTTCTTCATCGTCAGAAGAGAGCAGGCTTCTATGGCTGGGCAGAGCAAGGCTTCGCTGTTCTTGACAATCGTAGGGTTCTTCTTGGCTCTATGTAAAGTCCTTCAAATGTTGTAAATTATAAGGAGCCGCCCTAATTTTGGGGCGGCTTTTTTTACATCAATAGTGGTGTATATATATTTGTCGTCCAACATTCTAGAGGTAAACACCAATGTCAGCAAGCCAATACGATTTCGGAATAGAACAAGGGTCTACTTTTAAGATCAAATTCTTCTATAAAGACGAAAACGGTGACCCGTTAGATTTAATAGGTTACTGTGCTAGGCTTACATGGAAGACTAACTATGGGGTAACTCAATCTTTTTATACGGAAAATCTAGATTATAGTGTATATAAATTTGAATTGGATGAGCAATTAGGGGCTATGATTCTGACCTTACCATCGTCTACGACGAACGGTTTTAATTTTACATATGCTAAATATGACCTTGAGTTACAGTCTCCTGATGCTATATATAGCAGCGATAATTTTTATACTTTTAGATTGCTCTATGGTACTGTAGAGATCAGAAAAAGATATAGTAATACATTAGAGAATTTGGAGTGCCAGAATGACCCAGAATAGAAAATATATGACGGTAGAAAGTTGCAATATCGACAACCTGCCATACGTGCAAGTGCAAGTTGTAGAACCATGTCACGATATACCTATCCTCATTTCTGATTTGCCTGATAATATTCCTATGGATAAAATATCTGGTAACTTAGACGTTACACGAATAGACAACTTAGACGATTATTTACTAAACTTTAATTACGAATTAGATGGTGGTTCACCATAATTGATTCTTTACAAGGAGAATAACAAATGCCAGTAGATACAAAAATTCAGATACGTCGCGGTTATTCAGACGGCTTTGCCGGATCAATACCCGCAGGACAGAGTAAGTGGTCGGGTGTCAACCCTGTTTTAGCACAGGGCGAAATGGGTTACGAAATTGATTCTAATAGAGTCAAAATTGGTGACGGCCTTACCGCTTGGAACAGTCTTCCTTATGCTAGTAATTCACCAGAAGAAGAATTTCATTATGGAGTAAGTGGTATTGGAGTAGACTTTCCTAATGATGAGATTCGTATAGCAGTCACAGGAATTGAACATTCACAAGTAAATGATTGGGACGAAGCCGTTAGTGGTCTTCTTCCAAGTCTTACTGGTGCTGATGGAGTTGAAGTCGTTTGGAGCGGCTCAGAGAACAGATGGTATATTGCTCTTGAAGACCCAGTAATTGATACTGGCAACATTATTGGTTTTGAGGAAGCCGTTCGTGATGTTATCGGTGAAGATGCTGGAGGAAATGGTTTCCTTCGTAACGGCTACGGCATAGATATGAACTATGTTGATCTTCAAGACAGTGTAACTATATCATTTACAGGAACAGACCTCACAGGCGTTCTTGATGTTACTGCCACAGCAACAGAAGTCAATAGACTTCATAGCGTTGTTCCGGGTCGTGTGGATGCTCTTAAAGTAGTAGTTGCTGATGCAAGTCGTAATATCGGAAATGTAAATGATTTGTCAGTAGGCAATGACCTTCGCGTCACTGGAGTTACTACTCTTATAGGTGGAGTTAATGTCACAGGTGTTGTTTCTACAACAACTATTGAGGCTCCTGTAATTACTGCCACAGACAGATTTGTTGGCAACCTTACTGGCACAGCACTCAATGCAACCAACGTAACAGTAGATCACGATGGTAGTTCTTCTACCTTGTATCTTGCTGGTGTCGAAGGTACTAGCGATGGCGACAAGCCAGTATACGCTGACAATCAACTAAACTTTGTTACGAGTACAAATACTCTTAACTCAACTAATGTTACGGCTTCTAGTACTGCCACAGCATCAGATGTTCAGACTACTACATTGACAGCAGCCGGTACAGCAACCTTTAATGGTGATGTTGACCTCGGTGACAATGCTAGTGATACTGTAACATTCACAAGTAGAGTAGACAGCAGTATTGTTCCTAGTGTGACTCAATCTAATGACTTGGGTACATCAGCACTAGAATGGGATACGGTTTATGCTAAGACTCTTGAAGTCAGCGAGCATATTAATGTTGATGGTAATATTGATGTTGGTGGTTTTGTTGTCACAACTGGCAGCGTAACAATCAACGGAGACCTTACGGTTAACGGTGACACCACAACTATTAACTCTGAAGTTAAGGTTCTGGAAGACCCAATTATCCTTCTTGGTGGAACTGGTGAAATCACAAGTAATGACGGTAAAGACCGTGGTGTTGCTGGTCGATATTATAAGGCTTCCACTTCACCAACTGGTAGTTTCGTCTTCTTCGGATGGGACAATAGTACTAACAAGTTTACTTATATCCCAGATGCTACTTTCACTAACGAAGTCGCTGCTGGTGCGATTGGTGAACTGGATGCGAACATTGATTTTGATAAGATTCTCAATGCTCCAAGTCCAAATGTTAGCGTAACTCTTCAAGGAGATGTTGTTGGTACAGCCAATGCTGATCTAACATCGCTTACTGGAGATGCTAGTCTAACAATCGACACAGTTATTCAACTTGATAGTATTGTGCTTGGTGATGACACTGAAGGTCAGTATGCCAAGACTCTCGCAGTTGCAGGAAACGGCCTAAGTTGCACAACGCCTGCTGCTGATGATGGTACTGATTACACTGTCACATCAAACGCTACAGCAGCAAATACTGCTGAAACTATTGTGTACAGAGATGCAAACCGAGCATTTAGTGCTCAGACCATCACTGTTAACAGTTTGGTTAATGTCGCAAATATCAGTGGTGTGAGTGCTGCTAGTCCAGTAGTTCTAACATATGCTGTTATTGATGGTGGCTCCCCATAATTTAGTGAATTATTAAATCCTAGGCCTTTTTCTACAAAGATTAAGGTCTAGGAAATTTTTTAGATTGACAACATTCTTGGATTGTTTATTATAACATATGGGTCAAACCACACCCTCAATACAAGCGATAGGAAAATTATGCCAGCAAACAACCTAATACAATTCCGTAAAGGAGTATCAACAGATTGGTCTTCGCAAAATCCAGTACTAAAAAGCGGAGAACCCGGATATTCTATAGATGACAATACATTTAAAATCGGTGACGGCGTTACCTCATGGAACGACCTCTCAAATATAGGCTCTGCTACTTATAGTAATTATATAATTAGTACGGGTCAGTCTTCATTCAGCACTGCTACAGGATATACAGCAGGAACTTTAGAGTTATACCAAAATGGTGTTAAACTAGTAAATGGTCTTGACTTTTCAGCCACAAATGGTAGCACAGTAACTCTTAGCGGAGTATCTCCTTCAGGTAGTATTTTAGACTATCGTATCGCCACAGTAAATGTGTGTGCGGGTAGTCAAGGAGGTGGAATAACATATACTGCTGGAACAGGTTTAGTTCTAGTAGGTACAGAATTTAATATTGATGGTTCTGTTATGCAGACAGGAGACCTTAGTACTTCTATTGCTGCTGGAACTGGTATTAGTTTAGATTATGATAGTGGAACAGATGTTTTAACAATAAATGCTACAGGAGGAGGTAGCAGTTACACAGGTGGAACAGGTATTGTCGTCGATAGTAATAATGATATTAATATCGATGAATCTGTGTTCACTACCGGCAACTTAGTAGCCGGTTCAGGTTTGTCTAAGAGTGATTACACTCTAAATGTTGATGCGACAGTGCTGAGAACAGGCGATTTAGGAACAAATCTTACTGCTGGCACAGGGGTTGTTTTTGATGAAGTCAACTCAGACCTTCGTATTAATGTTTCTTTTACTGGACATCCAGATGTGCCTGCTGCCTCTTCTTCTAATAATAGTGGAAGTGTAGTTATTCAAGATGTTATTCTTGATGGAGACGGTCATGTAACAGGGTTGGGAACTACGAACATCAGTGAACTGTTCACACAGGGCGATGGAATGATCCTGACGACAGGTTCTATTGGAGATATTGAATTTAAAGTTGATCCGACAGTTGTGCGTTCAGGAGATAATATCAGTGACCTAAATAATGATATAGGGTTTATAACTGGTTTTGATCTTATTGCTTCAGGATTTTTAGCGTCTGGTGACAATGTAAGTCTTTTAGCAAATGACGCTGGATACACAACTGAAACAGGAATTGCTGCTTCGGGTTTCATTACAGGTATTCCAGACAATATCAATGTTGATTCAGTCACAGCCGCCACTGGGTCATTTGTAACCCTTCGGTTTGGGAATGACAATATCACTTTCCCGACTAGTGACGGTACAGCAAATCAATATTTAGAAACAGATGGCAATGGAGTTCTGTCCTTTGTATCTGCTAGTTCTGACAGCAATACTTTTGTTACAGGAATTAGTTACGATGATACTACTAGGATAGTAACACTAACTAGGAACGATGGAGAAACTCTTGATACTCATCTTGATGAACTAGCCGTAACCGGAGACAATATTAGTATTTTTGTTAATGACTCTGGCTATATCAATGCTCATCCTGCTGTAGACGCAGCAAGTAGTTCAGACAACACTGGACAAACATTTGTACAAGACTTGCTCTTTGATGAGTTCGGTCATGTAACAGGAGTAGGCACTGCTGATGCTTCTGACAACAATACAACATACTCTGCGGGTTCTGGCCTAGAACTTAATGGTACAGAATTTGATGTTCGTGCTGGTGATGGTATACAAATTTCAAGCGACAATGTAGCAGTAGATGATACTGTAGTAAGAACAACTAATACCTATGAGAATCCAAGTTGGCTTACTAGTATAAATGCTAATATTTTAAGTGGTGAAGTTCCTGCTGCTAATCTTCCTTCTTATGTAGATGATGTACTAGAATATAATGGCACGGGTAATTTCCCTGCTGCTGGAGAAACAGGCAAGATTTATCTTGACACTAGTACAAACTTTTCTTATCGCTGGGGTGGAAGTTCTTATGTACAGATTGTAGACGGTAAGGCTACATGGGGTGGTATCGACGGCACTCTGAGCAATCAGACAGACCTTAGTATGGCTCTACAAGCCAAGGCAGACGCAACTTACGCAAACCAAAATAGATCATGGATTGGTGCTAATACTACTAGTGGTGTGGTTTTAAGCAGTGCTGTAGAAGCCAATGATGATGATATATCTAATCTTAGTGGATTAGTAACCGCAAACGATACTGATATATCTAATATTAGCGGTTTAGTTGCTGCGAATCATACTGACGTATCTAATCTCAGTGGATTAGTTGGACAGAATACTGCTAGTGGTCTACAAAACCAAACTGACGTTGGCACTCTTAGTGGTCTTATAGATGACCTTGAGGCAGTCAGCGGTGCAGAACAATCTATCCTTCACAGTTGGAATAACACATCTGCACAATTAGTAAGTACACTCACACCCGGAAACACAGCAGTACAACAACTGTTTGAGGGTAAACTTTATGGTGACTCAACTGTAACATATTTAAGAAGTGATGTTGATTTGGGCATCGGTACTGTACCATCTGCTGCTCTCCATATAAAAGGTGAGTATGGAACTGATGACTACTTGATGATAGAAGATACTAGTAGTGCTCTAAAAACAAAACTATATACAGGTAACACTACTAGCGTTCTTGCAGTAGACGAAGATGATGCTGTTGCTAGTTCTGCATTTACGATACAGGTAGACGGAGACAACAAAGGTACTTTCGGTGCATCAGCCACAACACTTGATCAAAGTGTTACTATTAATGCTTCTAATAATCAATGTGTTTTTGGAAACAGCATAAATGTATTGAATGAGGGTGGAGCAGATGTAAACTTTAGAGTAGAATCTACTGGCAACCAAAATATGCTTAGAGTAGATGCTGGACAACAAAGCGTTAACATTGGTACTTTGGGAGATGGTGCTTCTCAGTTATATAGTAATATTGATGAGACCTACGTTAATGAAAGCAGAAATGCTATAACTGCCAGAAATGTACATCAGTTTACTGAAAATGGTCTATACTACACTGTGGGCTATACAGCCAGAGTTGAAATGTATTGTAATGACAATACCAAAACAAATAGCGGATACGCTTTAGGCATCAATGCTGTAGCACTACACAAGGGTGGAGGAACAGTAAATCAGGTTATAGGTGTTCGTTCAAATGCTGGTGGATACAGTGATAATTTTTCAGGAGTTATTAATAATCTTTACGGTTTCTATACTGTTCCTGTGCATGATGGTGATGGAACCATTACCAACGGCTATGGCCTTTACCTTAATAACATGCCTTCAGCAGTAACGAATAAATGGGGTGTTTATCAACCGAGTTCTCTTGATAATAACTACTTTAATGGTAAAGTTCTTATAGGTACAACTAGCGTTGGATCACATTCTCTTAAAGTGGTTGGCAGTGCTGATATATCTGCTACTCTAAGTGCTAATGCTTTCGAGGCTACTTCGTTAGTAATTGCTGCATCACCCGGAGCAATCCCTCTTGGCGTAAGATCGTTACTGGAAGATACCACAAGAGTTGAAACTCTTAATGTTAACGGAGAATACACTTTCCCAACTACTGATGGAACAGCATCAGGTCAAGTACTTGTCACAGACGGTGCTGGCAACGTAGATTGGGAAGATCAAGCAGGTGGTGGAACAAGCAATGTGGACAGAGCAACACTCTCCCTCACATCTGCTCAACAAACATTTAGCGTTAGTAACGGATACGATACAGGTGCTATTGATGTTTACCTTAACGGCGTTAAACTTGCTGATGGCACAGACTTTACTGCTACTAACGGAACTAGTTTTGTTCTAACAGAAGCCGCTGCTTCTGGTGATATTGTGCAGTACACTACATACGATAGGCTTACTACTAACGGCCTAGTATCTGATAGTGGTGACACCATGACAGGTGATCTTACTATCAATGCTAATCTTGCTGTTACTGGAACTATTGATAGTCCGCAGGCTGCAAAGGCTTGGGTCAACTTTAATGCAGTCGGCACTCTTACTAAAAGAAACGACTATAATGTTACTAGCGTAACAGACAATGGTACTGGAGACTATACTGTTAATTTTGAAAACAGTTTACCTGACACTGACTATGCTGTATCCCACTCTGTTGGGAAAACACAAAACACCCTTTGGCATAGAGGCCGAGAAGATGTTACTGCTCGTACTGTGGATGCATATAGGTTTATCGTTTCTAAATTTAGTGATGGTCAACTTGCTGATTCTGAATTTGTAAGCGTGATATTTTTCGGAGGCTAACAAACAAAAGAAAGGTTTAAAATGGCAGACAAAAGAATAATTTATCCAAATGAAGAAGGTGGAGTATCAGTAATCGTACCCGCCAACAACACTGAACTTACTGTAGCAGATATTGCATTGAAAGATGTCCCTGCTGGAGTAAAATTTAAAGTAATAGACGTTTCTGATGTTCCTACAGACAGAACATTCCGAAACGCATGGGAGTTTGACTTTACCAATGACTTTGATGGCGAAGGCATGGGTGCAGAAGCATTTAACGCAATGAGAGGTAACTAAAGATGATTAATATTAATATGGACAAGGCAAAAAATATCTGGAGAGACAAAGTCCGGGCAGACAGAACGCCTTATTTTGAGCAACTAGATGTTGATTACCTCAAGGCCACTGAATCACAGAATGTGGTTGTCAAAACTCACATTGAAACCAAGAAGCAACAACTTCGTGATGCTCCAGAAGACAGTAGAATTGAATCAGCAACTACTCCTGAAGAACTCAAGGCTGTAGATGTTGTTGAAGAGATTATGTACATTTCTGATTTAGATCAAGCAAAACTAGATAAACTTTCTGATATAGATGAAGAATGGAAAGTTATTCTTAATGCAGGTTTCCAAACCCCTGAAGGCTGGAGCCTTGGAATTAGCACAGATGACGTAGCACTTCTTAATGGTGCTTACTCACTTGCTAAAGAGGCTGCTGCACTAGGAAGCACAGACCCAGTTGTTATTGTTGATATTGCAGGAGAAGCCCATTCATTATCCCTTGAAGAGATGACACCTATTATGCTGGCTTATGGTTCTTCACGATCAACACTTAGTGCTGGCGACGCTGCTAAACGTAAACTAGTAAGAGACGCAACCACTGTTGAAGAGGTAGAGGCAGTTTAATGAGTAGAACCCTCAATAATGCAGTTATCAACAAATTAATTAAAAGCACTTGTGAAGGTCGGTTGACTTGCACAAGCAATACCCCTATTGATTATGATGATGCAACAGCAGTTACGACTGTATATTTTACTCCATACTTAGGGGACTCTATTGGTTTATATGATGGAGACATATGGGACTTACACACATTTAGTGAAACTAGTATCAGTCTCAGTGGCTTTGCTGCTAATAAAAACTTTGATATATTTTTCTATAAAAATGGGACAACAGATACTCTTGAAGCGGTAGAGTGGACAGATGATGACAATAGAGCCACAGACATAGTGTATCAAGATCAGATATACGTAAAAGACGGAGACAAAACAAAGCGTTATGTTGGCACAGTAAGAACAACAGGCACAACAGGACAGACTGAAGATAGTGAATATACTAGATTTGTATGGAATTATTATAACGGAGTAAGAAAAAGGTGTAGATGTGTAGATCAAACCCAGCACCAGTATGGTACTAGCACATGGAGGCCTTGGAGAAATAACACCACTGTTGGTATTACTAGAGTTCGATTTGTTATAGGTATCAAAAAACTAGTTGGTTGTGCGGCCAATACGCACTCAGCATTCCAGTATAACAATGCAGTGTTTGACTCTGCGACCAATACTGCTGTCGCAACTGAACATTTGTCAACTCACAATGGAGACTCTGGAGGTTCAAATAGTTCACACTCCCTGCGAGGCTTCAGTGTTTTAACAGAAGGCTTTCATTACTTGCAAGGAATTGAACTTGGATTTAGTGGTGCTTCACAAGGATACATACAGGAAATCAATGTTATTACAGAATTTTAAAAGGCAAAAACTATGGCTTACAAACTACAAAAAGTTGGAGACGATTTTAAACTGCTTAAACGCGGCGACAGTTACGTTCTGTACAATGATGGTGCATCAAGTTCTACCGACTACTCAGAAGTAACCCTAAGTAATTTAAGCCCAAGTTCTTTTGATACTACTTACGAGAGACAAAGCACAGGTTTTGTTCTTGACACAGGAACCGTATCATCAAACTCTGCACAGTTTCATGCTGACAGCAACTACTATTATTATGTAGCCAAATCAGGCAGTTTTAACACTGGCCGTATTCTCATTTGGAGTGTAGAAGATAATAGTTGGGTTGTTCTTCTTGCTATGGGAGAAGATTATACAGAAGGTAATGTTTCTGATGATGAAGCAATTAGTAACTTGGTTGGAACTGCTACGGTAACAGGTTCTAGTGAAACTGCTGACGGCAGAAATGTCCCACAGGCAAGCAGTAATATTGTGTATGCAACAACCAGTAGTGGAGGAGGCGGTGGCTCATCACGATCTATATCCTCAGATACTACTATACCATATACTCCTAATTATAGTTTTAGTATGGGAACCACATACAACACCTATGAAACTTTTAGTAGCGGGGATGATTTTTATGATGAATATGGAATAGATCAACTTTCTGTTAACAATTCTTTTGTAACTATATATTTTACCGACTCTGTTGCCATGAGCAACTTCAGAAATGCAGACCATAGCATTTGGTTTGATTGGACAGGTTCAGGCACAGAGCCAGATGAACTGAGTGGCTGGGATGGTGTAGAGAAGAGTGTAGATTCTAATGCAGAGTATTCTATTAACAGTAGTTACTACTATGTTCACTATCAATTTCATACGAGTACAGACAGAACAGATATTGCAAAAACTGCCGCAGCAGCGGGTAGCAATAGTACAGTTTTAAACATAACCATACATTAGTTTTGAGAGGTTGATATGTCAGACACCACAGGTAGGAAAATTAGTTTTGGTCCTAATTCCCCGATTTTGTTATTAGGAACTGGAGAATCTGATTTAGACTGCAATAACACTATGTTTGCTAAAGTTATTGATGGCAACGTCACTTTTACAACATCTGATGTTCCAGTAATTGGAGCATACATGATGACGATTAAACTCAACGTGGTTTCTGGTTCTGTCACTTGGTTCAGCAACGTATACTGGCCCAACGACACAGTGCCACCACTAACAGTTGGCGAGTCACACTTGTTTAGTTTTTTCACATCAGACGGTGGAAACACATGGTACGGTTCCAGCCTTGATAACTACGCCACATTGGAAGGAAACTGATGATTACTGCACAAAAACTTATGTATATGTCTGGTAAACCTGCAAGTGATCCAAACAGGCCACCACTAGACGGTTATACCATAATACTAGATAGGCCAATATCTAGCGTACAATATGTATACTGGGATTATAATGATGTAAATGGTAAATCATTGTTAACTGATGATATTGATTATTTTGTATATCCTCCAAGTGATTCTGCTCCCGGTTTAGTATCCCCTCAAAAACTGACGACTATAGGCTGGGTAAGCCCGTGGCAGCCACCACAGACCAGCAACCCTAATGAGTTACTTGCACTTCTTTCGGCCAGAATTGTGACCCCTACTGATAATCCAAACCCAAACTGTTATAGATGGTTGCCTACAGCAGATATGCCCAGAGTGTCTGTTGCACAATTTACACTAAGAAATGCTTGTGACGGTTGTGACGCAGACTCTCCACCAATCATATACGTATTTTTTGATCTAGGCCCAAACTGGATAAACCCATAAAGGAATAATTATGATTAATTTAGTAAAACTTAATACAGCAAATGATACAGTAGTACAATATCCTTACAATAGATTAGACCTACAGTCAGATCATCCAAATACTTCATTTCCAAATAGTTTTAACAGTATGGATTTATCTTCATTCAACGCTGCTATAGTATCAGGAGTGGCTGCACCCAGTGGAGATCAGTCACAAACATTAGTAGAGAATAATCCAACTCTAGTAAATACTACTTGGACACAATCTTGGAGTCTAGTAGCAGCAACCTCTGAAGAAGAAGAAGCCAACCTAGAGGCTCATCGGTCTTATAAGTATGCCGAGATCGACACCGATTTACAAACTTCTTTAGATGCTGGATTTACAACTAGTTATGGATGGAAGTTGGGTCTTGATATCGACTCTCTCAGAGAACTTACTGCACAATTTTTAGAAGCCAAAGAGTTAGACGCTGATGGTTCTACTGCAAATATATCTGTAGTAGACACTACATATACATCAAACAGTTTAAGTTATGGAGATTTCAGAACGCTTGTTTTATCTTACTTATCAGCACGACAAGCAATTATTGCAGCAGATACGGCAAGAAGAAAAATTGTGTATGACGCTACTACCTATACTCAAATAGATAATGCATAAGGAGAAGTATAAATGAGCAACGCAAGAGACATTAGCGAGATGAGAGAAACCCAAGTTGCACAGGCTTGGGTTAATTTTGATGGTACATTTGCCAG